GGTTGAAGTGCGCCACTACCGCCTGTGATGTTAGCATCGCCACCTGTGCTGTTTACTTCTGTAGCATCACCGCCTGCGATAGCTAAGTCATTGCCGTCTGTAACACCTGCTCCTACTGCTGCTGATCCTATGCTTGAAGCAGTCATAGCACCAGTACTAATTCCACTAACTGTTGCACCTGTGAAATCTACACTACTACCAGGTGAAAAGTCAACTGTACCACTAAATTGACTTGTTCCGTTGCTAGTAATATCTCCAACTACATCCCCTGTCAAAATTGCACTGTCAACATCTAAAACAATAGATGAGCTAGGATTGTCTGGATCTTGTACAACGTCAGCAAACAGCCAACCTGTTGAACTTCCTGTAGCACTTGCTGATCCTGTATTACCAAAAATATAAGCACTAGTGTCGCTAGTATCTGCAGGATTTGATGTCACTGTGCTTGTGTATTGTGCAGTTGACACAATAGCATTTGACAAATCTGGAGGCGTATATGTGAATACACCTGTTGAATTATTGTATGCTAAACTAGGTGTTCCGCTTGCTGAAGCTGTAGTTACACTTAGATCACTTAAAGCAATGCCACTACCACCGCTACTTTGTGCAACCCAAGCATAGTCTGTTCCGTTCCATGATAAAACATAACCGCTTGTTGGATTGCTTTGATTTAAGTGTGCATCAACATCTGAATCAGTATATGCTGTTGGAATAGTTGGCTGATTTGTTAAACTATTGTAGTCGCCATCAAACGTACTAAATGAACTTAAATCCGGAGGAGTATATGTAAATACGCCTGTTGTGTTATTATAAGCTAGAGCTGCTGTACCTGCACTTGCTGTAGTAACACTTAAATCAGAAAGTGCAATGCCTACACCTCCACTCGGTTGTGCAATCCATGTATAATCTGCACCGTCATATGCTAAAATTTGATTTGCAGTTGCAGTACTTGTATTTAAATGTGTATCTACATCTGAATCTGTGTAAGATGCGCCGCCGCCTAATCCGCTAAGATCTGGTGGAGTGTATGTAAACACTCCTAATGTGTTATCGTATGTAAGAGCTGCTGTGCCTGCAGGGTTTGTAACTACGCTTAAATCTGTAAGTGCAATACCACCGACTGCTAACAAATTTGTAGCGTCAGTTAAGTCACTAACATCTAACGGTATTTGAGGAGTATTTACAAAGTTTGCATAATCTAAATAAAATGCTCCTGGGTGGGATTCTAAAAACTGTGCATCTACTGAAAGATCAGCAGCATATAAGTCATCAAAGTTGTGATTAATTTTATCAAAGGCTGAGCGAAGGGTTTCACCATCTCCTGCTAATTCTGCCGTTCCAATGTTGATAATTTTTCTTTCTGACATTTGCCCACCTTAATGATTTAACTTAATATAATTTACAGTGCCTTCAGTCCAATTTGATACATAAGCTCTGACCCATACATAATTGCCAGTAAAGTTGTATGTTTTAGTAATTGTAATTGCTTCGTCGTATTCTACAAATGTTATATTTGCATCTGCAATCAATCCTGTTGTATCTACAGTTAAACTTCCAGTTCCTAGCTCTACAGTAAACCAATCATCTTCTGTTGGATTAGTAGCTAGTGTTCCTTGGATTTCTATCTTCCCAGCAAATCCAGTTAGATTTGTGTGAATTGTGTGGAACCCGTCTGCTCGACCGTAATACCCATCACCTCGATACTTCTCACCAGTTATCACAGTGGCAGTACTATCGTCTAAATGAGTGTTTTGTGTTAAGATATCTATACTATTACTTGGCATAATACTATTTATCTTTAATGGAGTCAACTACGACTTCTTCAACTCTACTTATATTACCGCCTATCATAATTTGTATCAGCTGTAATACTTTATGACTAGTAACATAAAAATAGTATCCATGTGCGAAACCATTTTCTTTTATCTGCTGATACGCTATATTACCAATTTTTATTTTGTCAGGATTTGCATCTATCCAATTTCCAAAGTCATGTGATACTCTGTTTTTCATTGTTACTCTGTATTTAAATTTTGTAGGACGCTTTACAACTATAATAGGAGTATCTCTATTTAATATTTCCTTTAGGTCATCATTAGGAGCAAACAATACGCTTTCGTTTTGTAAATTAGATGCAATTTTTTCTAGCCATTGTAAATCATTAGAGTATATATTAAGAATAGGATTTTCAACTCTTAAACTATAATCGTCTTCGCAGTGTATGAAGGTGTTGTAAAGTGTATTACAATCTATATAATCAGACTCTGAAACAGGCGTAATAATGTACGCCCGTTTCAATAGTAGTTCCTGTCCTTTGCTATATTCTTGTCTTAAAGTTTCAAGACAAGTTTGAGTATAAGCAAATTGCTTTTCTCTAAATATGTGAGCTATACCATTTAGAGTTTCTAGTTTAAACCAATACTTGTTATAAAATTTATGTTTACTAAATTGCCTCTTCAATCTTTTCTACTTTCGTTGTATCTAAGCTAATAGCTTCGTCTACAATATTAATAGTAACAACTCCGCCATCTTTAAGATCGCCAAACAACAATGATCGTGATAAAGGACGTTTGATATCTTTGTCGATTACACGTTGTAAAGGTCTTGCACCCATCTTAGGATCAAAGCCTTTGTCTACTAGGTAATCAAGTGCTTCGTCTGAAACTGAAATCTGTACACCTTTCTCTTTTACCATATTTTTTAGCTCAAGCAAAAACTTGCCAACAATTTTCATCATTACTTCTTTGCTTAGTTTTGCAAAAGTAATTGTACCATCAAGTCTATTACGGAACTCTGGTGCAAAGAACTTTTTTAACTCTGCATCTTCATAATCATTTTCCATGCTGTCACCAAATCCAATTGAATTCTTCTCCGCCTGTGCTGCACCTAAGTTAGTTGTAAGAATTAAAATACTGTTCCGTGCATCTGCTTCCTTACCATTAGAACCTGTTACTTTACCGTTGTCCATAACTTGCAGTAAGATTTGTGAAACATCTGGGTGTGCCTTTTCAATTTCGTCTAGTAGCAATACACAGTTAGGATTTTCTTGTAGTTTAGTAATTAACTGTCCTGCATTTTCTTCGTGTCCTACGTAACCTGGAGGCGACCCAATTAGTTTAGCAACACTATGACGTTCTTGATATTCACTCATATCAAATCGTACAAGTTCTACACCTAAATTGTGTGCTAGTTGTTTTGCAGTTTCTGTTTTACCTGTACCTGTCGGACCCATAAACACAAACGAACCAATTGGCTTGTCTTCTGGTTTAAGTCCTGCCTGTGCTACAAGAATTTTATCTACAATTGATTCAATTGCAGTGTCTTGTCCGTAAACAACTTTCTTAAGATTTAATTCTAAGTTTGCTAAGTTTTCAGTTTCCTTTTCAGCAACTTGTTCTGCAGGTAATTTAACTGCTTTTGCTAATTCGTATTGAATGTTAGGTGCTTCGATAAGTTTTTCACCTTCGAACCCGTCTCTCAAGTTATAACGACTACAAGCGGCATCAATTAAGTCAATAGCCTTGTCAGGTAACTTTTTATCTGGTTGATACTTTACACTTAATTTAATAGCTTCGTCAATTGCTTGCTCTGTAATAATTGCATTATGAAACTCTTCGTAGTATTCTTTAATACCCATTAAGATATCTTTAGTAACTGCTGTGCTAGGCTCGTCAACTGTAACACGTTGGAAACGGCGCATCAATGCACGATCGCTTTCGAAGTATTTGCGATACTCTTCCCAAGTTGTACTTGCTACAACTTTTAAGTTACCTTTTGTCAAAGCAGGTTTTAACATATTTGCAAGATCGTTAGAGTTATTGCCTCCGCCTGCACCAGCACCGCTCATCATATGCGCTTCGTCTACAAACATAATTGCTTTAGGCTTTTTCATAAGAGCATGTAATACTAATTTAAAACGCTCTTCAAAGTCACCTCTATATTTTGAACCTGCTAACATAGCACCGATATCTAGATTATAAACTTCGTACCCTTCTAAGAACTTAGGTACAGTTCCGTTTACAATATTCCAAGCAAGACCTTCTGCAATAGCAGTTTTACCTACACCCGGATCACCTACAAGTAATACGTTATTTTTTGCACGACGACCTAACGCAAGTGCAATACTATCTAGTTCATCGTTGCGGCCAATTACTGGATCAACTTTACCTTTTGAAACTTCGTTATTCAAGTCTGTTGTAAACGCACGTAATGCTTTTAGAGATGCACTAGTAGTTTCGCTGTCTTCGACTGCTTCGTCAACTTCGTTGTTTACATATTCGTTAAAGGTGTCTTTCTCGACACCGCCTTTATTTAGGAAGTAACATCCTTGTGTTTTCTTCTCACTTAAAATACTACTTAAAACATCTTGAAGTTGAATATTATTACGGCCACTAAACAAAACTTGTGTAAATGCTCTATTTAAAATACGCTCAACACTTTGTGTTTTTTTAGGTTTGTACTTTTCCAAATCAATAATAAGATCAGTGTTAGTTTTTAAGAAGTGACGTAGATTGCCTTTTATATAGTCTACATCGGCGCCAAAGCCTTCTAATAGTTTATAAAATTTCTCTTCACACAGCATTGCAAACAGCAGGTGTTCTACTGTTACATATTCATGCTTTAACTTTACTGCAT